ATTAATAAATTCTTTAAGTACTTGTTTTTGATCAATACTTAAACCATCATATTTATCATTAAATTTTTCTAATAATATTCTATGGGTTAATGATCTAACATCTTTATCATACTCAGAAAATTCATTTAAAATTTTATCTGTATCATCTTTGGGGATTATCTGTTTAGTTAGATGTTCTAATAGAGTTATTTTATTTTTATTAATTTGATTAATATCAGTTACTTGTTTACTGTTATGACTTTCTATTAGAGTATAAATAGAACCTATTTCTTTATAATTATTTATTTTAGAACCAAAAAAGGATTCTAAATTATAATGTTTTTTAATCTCATTAATTAAATTATATTTTTGTTTTTTTAATACAGTTCTATTTAATTTTGTAGAACTTTCTAAAATAGTAGATAATAATAGATTAGCTCTACCTTCACTTAGTACTTTAGATTTTAAAACAGATTCATATAACTTATATTCACGTCCAAGTTCACTTTTTACAAAGTTTTCTTTTAGTAGGTTAATTGCCGGTGAGTCTACGCCTTTTAAAGTATCGGCTGTTATTTGCCTTACTAGCAGTTCAAATAATATGCCAGTATTTTTATACTTTGAGTGTTTTATTTTCATCAAAAATATATTTATTTATAAATATTAGTCTTTTAGTTGAGATTCATCAAGTAACGATGAAGTATTTTTATCTTCTTCAAAAATTAATTTTTTCTTATTTAAAGATTTAAAAATTTCTTTGTTTTTTAAATAAGTAGTTTGAGCACTTACTGTTTCTCTTATACTAGGTCTTCCACTACCTTCATTTTTATCTGTGTCTTTCATACGTTTAGTGCCTAGTGGATCTTTACCAAAATTACTTTCTTGTTTACCTCTATTAGATATTGAATCTTTTGGTCTACCTTTATCTAAATCATCAGCATAACCATCTGGTACATTTGCTGGGTCAGATTGCGTTCTTCCCATTCCATATAATGATGCTAAATCATGAGGTGTACCATATGATTTACCTGTTGATACTGGGTCATTACCTTCTGCTGTTATTTGGTCTACTCTAAACTTACGTTTAGCATCTTCTCTAACTAAATCTCTATACTCATCATATTGGTCTTCACTGAAATGATAAACATTGTGGTAAATCCAATCAGATGGTACTAAACCTTGTTCTAATAATGTACCTGCTAATTCAGATTTTGATTTCATTAATTCAACTTTCTCCTGTTCAAATATAATTGATGGAGTAGTCATTGATAATTCAAAATTAGTTAACGTTTCATCAGTATAACCTTGAGTATATAAATGAACTAATGCTATTTTATTTAATTCTGATAGTAATATTCTTTGTATTCTGTCAATTGTACGAGCAAACCTAATATCTTCGGCTGCTAATGTAGCTTTTCCTTCTATATTTTCATCATAACCTAAAAATGCTTTAGGTATTTTAAGAGCTGCAAATAATTTATCTCTTAAGTATTCAACATCTTGAATACCATCATATGATAAACCTGGTGTAGTATCAATTTTAGTTGCATTATCATTTCCTCTAACTGGTATATAGAAATCTTCAAGCATATTTTGCATATTATACTTTAAATTATATTCACCTGTTTTTTCATCCATCATAGGAGTACGTTTCATACTTGAAATAGTTTGTTGCATAAATGCTTCTATTTCATTTGGAGGTATAGAACCAACATTTACATAAAATACTCTTTTTTCAGGTGCACGTGCAATTCTGTGAATTAACATAGCGTCTTCCATTAAAGAATATTGTTTATATAATTTTCTTGCAGGTTCAATATATGATCTACCATAAGGAAGATAATTAACATCAGCTACCATTCTAAAGTGAGCCATTTCATAATTTTCATAAGTAATACCTGGACTATTATCTGCACCTTGGTTAGGTACATTATAATAACCATAAGAACTACCTGCAAAACCATCAGGATTCCATTTATATAATACTTCAGCTGGATTATCTGGATTATTTCCTTCTAATCTTTCAATATGATATGCTGTGTATGGTATAACATTGTAAACACCAAATTTTTCTGCTATTTCTAATTTTAGGAAGAAATCGCCATATTTACACATTTGTCTAACCCACATCCATAAATTAAATTCAATATTTAAAACATCATAAAATAAATTATAAAGTATTTTTTGTATGTCTTCATTTGAGCTTCTAATTTGTAATACTTCACCCATGTCATTTTTAAGTGTAGATTCGTCAGCTATAATATCTAAAGCAGAAGCAATAATGGCATCTGTATCCATTATATCATATTCTGAATATAGTGTAGTTCTTAAATATTGATAATTTAAATTAAATTGAGCCCCTAGTAATGATGTTGGGGCGCTAGAATATACCTTATTAAATCTATCTACTAAAGCATTAGTTTCATATTCCCCACTCGATTGGATATGTCCTGAATCTATAGTTTTAACTTGATTTCCCCCAACATTTCGTACTACTACATCTGTTGAAAATAGTTTCCTTAGTCTTGAAAATACGCTTTTATCTGCCATATTAATATATAATTATCGTTATAAATATTACTATAATAACCAACTTATATCCTCGTTGCCATCAGGTGTGTTCATTTGGTAGGGATTTTTAACTTTTTGGTTACCTACGCCATAACTTGCCTGATAAGGAGTTCTGTTGACTTTCATATTGTTTAATGTTTGTTTTTGTATGTCAATACCTCTTTGCCTATATTTTAAAGCTGTATCTCTAATATACATAGCCATACCAAAGGACATGACTAAATCATCGTTATACCCTGTTTGAGCTTCTGGTCTTCCATTACGCCAAATAAAGGTTTTCATTTCTTCAACTAATCTTTTAGATTGTATAGTTACGCCTTTGTCACCAATATATTCTTGTAATTTACCTATTACCATAGGTCGTGTTCTAGAAGACATAGTGAACCCAGCTACCATTTTTGAATGGTCTTGGAATTTATCAAAATAAGAATTTACATTTGTTCCTTCTGATTTTTGGGAATAATATAAGTTAGGGTAATTTCTATCAATACAAACCTGTATTGTAGCCCATCCTATATTAGCATTTTCTATTACTAACAATGCTTCATTATACTCAGTTGCTATACCAACTAATAAATGTCCAAATTCTTTAGTACCTAATTGTCCTTTATATTCTGCTACTTGAACATTATTAGTAACATCTAATACATGAAATGCAGAATAATCTTTTCCGTCACCTCTAGATACATCTGCTACTACTAAATAATCTCTAGTATAATCTGCATTTTCCCATACCCATAAATTTTTATCAACTCCTCTTCTTTCTAATGGTGATTTTATAAATGATTTTTCATAATATTCTATATATTCACTGTAAAATACAATATCACCAGAAGTACTAAAATCACAATCACATTCTTGTGCTGCCATTCTAGGATCACCTAATAATTCATTTTGTGTATCTCTCCACTTTTGATCTCTTTCTGGGTGTACATACCAAGGTAATTTAATAGGTAAAAATTGATTTTCTTTTGCTTCTGCTCTTGTCCATGTTTGGTGAAACCAATTACCAGTACCATAAGGGGTAGATAATGCTATACAACCACCACCTGTTGCTAATGTTTGTTGTGCTGATGCCCAAATTTCTCCAATATTATCAATAAAAGCTGCTTCATCAATTAATAGTAAAGATACTGCTTCAGATCTACCAGCATCACTTGAAGCTGATGTAGCTTTGATTTGAGATCCATTTGATAATCGAAGATTTAATTTATTATTTTCTGCTGCATCAATTTTGAGCCAAGATGGTAAATTTTCATACATAAATTTTACCTTTGTAACCATGTTTTTAGCCGTTTCTTGTTTTGTTGCTATACAAAGTATATTTTTATCTTTATGAAATGTCATCATCCACAAAGAATAACCTGCTGATAAAGTAGATATACCTAACTGTCTAGATTTTAAAATAATAGAATAAGGATTATCTTGAAATAATGTAAGTACCTTTTCTTGAAAAGGAAATAGATTAAATTGTATGCGCCCTCGTTGTGGGTGCTGTATATAACAATATTTACGCATAAAATGTACAGGATCCCGAGCACATTTTAAATATTCTTGACGTATTACTTTTTTTAAATCAGCCATATTATTTTGTCAATACTAAAATACCTACTGCAACTAATATACCAGCTCCAGACATTAATTTGGTTTTTACCTTTTGCTTTTTTAAATCAGTTTGAAGTTTTAAAGAAAGTTCTTTTGATAAAGCTATTTGGTTTGATTTGGTATTTAACATACTTTCAAAATTTATAACTCTTTCATTTAATTTATTTATAACACTATCTTTAATAACAACTTTTTTTTCTAATAAGCCTATTTTTTTATTGACTATTATTAGTTCATTTTTATTCCCGTCTCCT